CAGCAGCAGCAGTTGCTAGATCGTGTGATTTACCCATTAGGTAATCTCCAGTATACTCATCATTACATCACAAGAGGAGGCTGCACTTGATGTCACCTTAATGCTATCGCCTGTTTGCAAGACAACCTTTTGATCACCTCCCACAACAACAAGTGAGCCTCCACTAGGAACCGTAGCTGTCTTAACTAAGAATGTATCGTTAGAACCATCGCTATGTACTACATCAACTGTTATAGCTGAGGTAGTTCTGTTAGAACAAGACAAACCTATTATTGTTGTCTGTGTCGAGCTACCAACCGTGTAGCTTCCTACAGTCGTTGCCGATGTTCCTATACTACGAGAAGTCTTTCTAAGAAATGTATTTGCCATAATATTATCCTAAAGCTATTGCCATTGCAACAGCGGTTCCTGCTGGATCACCTGATGGGTTTGCTGCTATCCTAGCATCAACCCTAGCGTTAGTGTAGTACAAGTTGGTAGACCCTTCAGAAAGATTATCCGTGTCGTGATTACCTAAAGTAATTATAGATGCTAAGTCGTGATCCCCTGATGCAGGATCAAGGTGAGCAGCAACGCTTGCAGGTAAAGTTATAAATACAAATTTATTTCCTGCTGAAAAGTTTGTTGCTGATCCACTGTTTGAGCTAGACAGTACTGTTGTACGTGTCAGAGTGTTTGTTCCGCTATATGTTCCTAGTCCTACTTCCCATTCATCTGCACCGCCTGAATGTACTATCGCATAGTAAGTAGTGTCGTTGGTAGACATAACAGAAGCAAAGGTATCAAACGTTGCAGAAGCACCAGCAAGAGTCAAAGCTCCTGTGCCTGTGGTAGTAGTGGTTTCTCGTACTCTGTCTTTTAGTACTAATGCCATTTGTTTACCTTTAGGTTATACGTATAACTGCGTTGGACGCATCTGCAGTAGGAAAGATTACTGTAAAGTCACCTGCAGTAGAAGATACCGTAGAACTGAAAGCAAATATAGCTATTGCTTTATTACTGGCTGAACTGTTATATATGATAGCCCCACCAGCCGATATAGTTAAATTAGAAAATACTTCATCTGCAAAGTCTACAAATGCCGTAGTTCCCGATAATGTAATTGTAGCCGAATCTAGGTTTTGCCCCCCTGCTGTATAGTTTGTGCCTGTAGCTTCATCTGAGTTACCTGTGATGTCAGAGTAGTTAGTTGTAGCTGCACCGTATGTACCTGTAGGGGAAGGCTTGATTAAAGCTAGTTTTAATGTATGTGTGTCTAAGTCGTGAACACCCCCAAGTAGCTCTTGCTTGAAGCTGTTGCACATTGCTGTAGTAATAGTACCCATGAGAATGTCCTTATGTTAAATGCACGAAGAGGCCAGCGTGAGCCAGCCTCTAAGTTTATTTTAATTAAGCAGCGTTGTAGATAGCTGACACCAATGCTTGTGGGCGTAGGATCTTACGTCCGTAAAGGTGCATACCACGTACAATGTCTGCAAATGAGTCAGGATCTCTGTAGTTCTCAACTTTGTTGATCTGCTCTGCAGAAGCAACTGCGTCTTCTTGACCTGCTAAGATAACACCGTAGTTGTCATCTTGTGCGCCAGCGCCAGCAGTACCTGGACCTGTACCTTTTGCAGGTAGGTTGTTAGATACATAGACTCTGAAGCCGTGTAAGTTGTTAACAGCTAAACCGTTTTGTAGACCTGATCCACCGTAGTCTGAGTTTAGAAGACGTGAGTCCTCGTCCTTCAAGATTTCCATGAATACTGGGTCAACAACTAACCAACGTCCACGTGAGTCAACATTTGCTGTATCCATCTGACGTGCCATCCTTGCAATCACTGTCAACGGTGAAGTAATAGAAGTTGACAATGTTTGTGTGCCTGGAAGACGTGCAGCCAGTGGGATAGAGTCACCAGTTGTACCTGATGAAGCTGATGTTGTGATGTGGTTAATGTCAGAAGCGTCTAAGCGGTTTACTTTTAAAAATTCACCGTTTAGTTCGTTTGCTGTTGGATGCTGTGCTGTACCTGAAACAGATGTAATAATTGCACCTGTTGAATCGTGACCTGACATGTACTGTAGTAAGTCTGCGTCCATTGCGTCAGCCATTTTGTATGCTGCTCTGTCTGCAGCTAGGCTTACGAAATCAACTGATGCAAACTGATCTTCAATGTCATCCATTTTAAAAGCAAAGTAGTTAGCTTTGTCGATGGTTAACTGGAAGTCAGCGTCATCTAGGTCTTGTACAGAGATAGCTGTTTTACGCTCAAGAGCGTTGACTGTTACATCAGGCTCTTTTTGGATGCGTACAACATCACCTTGGTTTGCAATCTCTCCGAAGTAGGAGTTGTTTGTGATTGCTGTTGCCACAGCCGCTTTTCGTAAAGCGATCTGTGCTTGTTTGGAATAGATAATCGGGCTAAAATTGCCGTCAAATCCTGTTTTACCAGATGCCAATCCTATCATAATTCTTTCTCCTTATAGATATGGCGTTAAAGTAACACTACATATCCACCATGAAGAGGCTCTTCGTTTTAGGGTAGTCAGCTATGCTTCAAGGGTGGCCGCCCTATCTGCGCTGGGCCTATACTTAGAGGTAGGTCTTTTGTGTGGCTAGTGCTTGGTTAAAGCATACACACTAATGCTGTGTATATGCTATAGTTTTATCTATGATAGTTAGAATGTCAACTACTTTCTAGTCATATCATAAATAAAGTTTCCAGAGCGTTGGGCTTCCATAATCTCGTCTGCCCTCTTCTCATATTCTTGTATTGTCATATTAGCTACCTCAGACTCACGAATCATTTTAGCTGATTCATCAGGTTCTGGTGTTGCTGTGCTTTTTGTCTTAACTGAAGATGCTGCAGCTTTCTCTGCAGGTTTGACTTTCTTTTTGTTAGTAATACCTTTGTCAACTTTGTACAAGTCTATTACACGTGCTACAGATTTTGCATCATCTATATTCTCGTATAATGCATCTTGTACCCACTTAGGTTGATCTTCTGCCCATGTGTGGAAAGAATCATCTTCACGTATCTCAATAAAGTCAGGATGCATCTTGATTAGTTCTGCTTCTGCTTTATCACGAGTAGCGTTTACACGAAGCTCTTCTAGTTCAGCCATACGAGTTTCTAACTCTTTAGCAGCAGACTTAGATTTTTTATCAGCAATAGTTTCAATGATGCTTGCTACATCTGGATACTCTTTTGTCCAAGCTTCTAACTCTTCATCCGTCTTGGGTAGTACAAGCTCTTTGTTTGCAGCTTTAGTTAGCTGTGCTTCTAATGCTTCTATCTTTGCAGTAAACTCTTCTTCTTTTTTCTGCTGATGTCTACGAAGATCACCATAACGTTTCTTGAAGTTCTTCTCCTCAGCACTTAGCTTTGAGTCATCTTCTTGTGCTTCTGCTTTTGGTTCTTCTTTTTGTTCGGTATCACTCTCTGCCTGTACTGGTTCAGCTTCAGGCTCTTCGCTACTGGGTTTATCTTCAGTATCTTCTTCATCTTTAATACCTTTAGCAGCACGTGCTTGTTTCATCAATTCCTTTAGTTCTTCTTCATCCTGCTTTATACGTGCTTCATTACGTGCATGTGAAGCAGAATTTATGTGAACAGACTTTATGTTTTGCTTCTCATGAAGCATAGTTCCACCTTCAGCCATATTATATCTCCTTTTATGTTGGGGTCAGCCGTAGCCGAGTGGCCTTATAGTTATTTGGATTTTTTCTTTTTACTTTTCTTCTTTTTGACTATGCCTCCTTTGTTCATCATGCCTCTTCTTGGATCGCCGTAGTCAATGTTTTGTCTTTCGTTAGATGGAGCTATATCTCTACCTACCTGTGCTATACTTGAGCCTGTCTGTTTTGCAACATTAGCTATATCCCTAGACCTATCTCTTGCCTCTTTTCTTCTTTCAGAAGCTGTATCTCTTTGTTGCTGTAACATTCTTCCTGTTTCAGACTGAGGCTGAGGTTCACTAAATGATTTTTTAGCAGCATCTTTAGATATTTTTTCAGCAGCCTCTATTGTTTCATCAGAAAATACATTTGCTTCTCCTGGAACTTCAGGTTGATAAGGTTCAGGTATTTCTGGCTCAACGTTAGGTATTTTTGTGCTACTCTCTTCCTGTGCGTCAGGTGTGTAGGCTATGCCTTGATCAGGAGCTAGAGTAGGATCGCTGTAGTCTACATCAGGCAGTACTGGTTTTGGTATCTGAGATGCAATTCTTTCAAACTCTTTACCTGTAGCTTTATCTAATAAAGTCTTAACTAAACCAGGCTCTTCTCTATTCATAAGTTCTAATAAGCTATTTAGTCTCATCTTATCTACTTCAGAAGTATTAGGATCTTCTAGTCTTCTTTCTATTTCACCTTTAGTTCTTCTAGTTTGATCCCACATAATAATTTTAGTTAGAGGACTTAACCCAGCAAAGATTTTACTTCCCATAGTTCTTTGATCAGCAATCATAGCTTTTAGTTCATCTATAGATAACTCTTTGTAGTTTACAGGAGTAGGCGCTGGTGTTTCTGGTTTATCTCTATCACTAGAAGATTGTTGTACAGGTTGAGGGGATATACCGTCCATAGTAGGTATAGATGAATTAATTATTGTGTTTAAATTAGTTAATGGACCTACAGGGTAATAACCTTCAGGTATTTCCATTTGAGGTACACCGTCAATAAAGGTTACGTATATTCTGTGTCCTTCATCATTCATATATTCTTGAACATAAGTTCCTGTCTCTTCCATGTGAGATAAGTCAAAGCCACCCTTTTGAGAGTAGAACGGTTCTGGATTTACAAGACCGCCTTCGTCAAGACCAAAAGCCTTTTTGTCCTTTTGAAAACCTTGCTTCAACAGTTCAATA